TGCGTGTTGAAAGTGTTTCCACTGGCTTCATGCTTGTGCGCCGCCATGTTTTTGAACACATGATTGAGAAGCATCCTGAGTGGCAATATAAAGGCGATGGCGATGGCGAAACAGAACACGCCATCTTTGACTTTATGATTCTTGATGGTCAGTATATTGGCGAAGACTATGCTTTCTGCTTGAGAGCTAGGACTGAAGGATTTAAGATTTACTTGGATCCTATGATTAGTCTTCCGCATATTGGCACAGAAGAATTCACACGGGACTTTGAGAAAGATGTTTTGAGGCCGCTTCTTAAGGAGCGCTCAAAGCCGCAATTAAAAGTTTCAAATGGCTAAGAAAAAAGGCCCCGTTCTCTCGGTTGGTCGTGGTGAAAAGCTACCCGCTTCCAAGGGCGCGGGTCTGACTGCCAAAGGCCGTGCCAAGTACAACGCAGCAACAGGAAGCAATCTGAAAGCCCCGCAACCACAAGGAGGCGCACGAAAGAATTCGTTCTGCGCTCGTATGTCTGGTATGCCCGGCCCAATGAAAGATGAAAAAGGCAAGCCCACCCGCAAGGCGGCTTCTTTGGCAAGATGGAAATGTTGAGGTAAAAAATGGCAAAAATTGGGAAAAGACCAACTGATGACCAATTGCTTGAAGGCGGCGGTAGTGGCGGCGGTTCTTCTAGCGTTAGAGGAACAAAGTGGAGCGGTATGCCCTCTTTTAAAGGAAGCTCCAGCACTTTAGACGACCTTAAAAAATTAACAGCAAAGCCAACCAAAGCAAAAGGCGCTGCAAAGCGGTCTGTTGAAATGGCAGAAGATCGTGCCGCAAGCCGCACAATTGCCAGAGGCGCAGGAGCCGCCGCTCTTGCCGCAGGTGCAAAATCTATGGTGGGCAAAGATGCCACAGCCACCAGCCCTTCTAAATCTGACGATTACGAAGATTTGACCGGAGATGTTTCCCTAGACCCTTCAAACCCTACTGGCGTTGCTGGCAAAGGAATGAAGAGTGGAGGAAGAGTTTATAACGCTTCCAAGCGAGCAGATGGCATAGCTCAAAGAGGAAAAACAAAAGGAAGGTTTATATGAACAACGACATAAAAGCAATGACTGATGGCGCTGCCGTAGTAATGGGCCTTGGCGGTTTCTTAGGATGGATGACTCCAGTTGTAGCGCTTGTTGGTGGAATATTGACCATTGTGTGGATGATTATCCGCATCTGGGAAACTGAAACTGTTAAAAACTTGGTGGCTAAATATGCCAAGCACAAGTAAGAAGCAACACAATTTCATGGCGGCGGTGGCTAACAACCCAGCGTTTGCTAAGAAAGCCGGAGTCCCGCAGTCTGTGGGCAAAGATTTTTCAAACGCCGACAAAGGCAAAACTTTTAAAAGAGGTGGTGATATGGCTTCCAAAATGAATCCCGGAATGATGGCGATGATGGCTAAGAAAAAACCCATGAAAATGGCCGGTGGCGGTGCTATGCCTATGAAAGACGGTAAACCCGCTTTTATTGGTGATGGCAAAGGCGCAATGAAAAAAGGCGGTATGACTAGTGGTATGCACAAGATGCCTGATGGCAAGATGATGAAGGATTCCGCCATGAAGAAAATGAACATGGGCGGCATGGCTAAAGGCGGCGGCATTGAGTCCAAGGGTAAAACCAAAGGCAAGATGATTACCATGAAGTCTGGCGGCAAAGCCTGTTAATTTAAAGGAAGCATCATGGCTAAAACTATGAAGAAGAAACGCTTTGATGAGGGCGGAGTCCTACGGACTCGTTCTGATGATGAGATCGGGGACACCGATCCACGCACTGGCATCGTCACACCCGGAAGCTTTGACCGCCGTAGAGCGCAGGGTGAAAAGAATCTTCAGTCTTTTAAGAGCCTGTTTGGCATGGGCTCTAGAGAGCCAGCTAGGGAGTCTGTTGCGCCTACAGATCGGCTCCCAGACCCAATGCCGCAGAACCCTCAAGTGACTCCTTCGGCTCCTGCGGTTGATTCTGCAATGAATCAAAGTATTCGTGAGGCTATTTCAAAGCGCCCGACCAGCATGTCTCCCAATACTTCTCAGGGTCAAGACCGCTCGGTTATGCCAAGCGTTATGCCTTCATCTCCAGCCAACCCACCTGCTCCTAGAAAAATCCCAAAGCCCTCTCCAAAAGTTGCACCTGCATCTAAGCCACCAGCTTTGCAGTCAAGAGGCGGCCCAACAGCCAAAGAGTTGGAGATGTACGCCACTCAAAAGAGCGCCCAACGACAAGCTGACTATGAGAAGGCACAGAAGGATGCGGCAACCCCAGAGGCCAAGGCCAAGCGCAAAGAGCGAGAGAAGGCTGAGGCCATTACCACTGACACAGATTTAATGCCAATACCCGCCGCAGGCGCAGTGTCTGCCGCAGCAAAGCTTGCAAAAAAATTAGCTCAATTAGGCAAAAAAACAAAATCTACCGCTCCTTTTCTTAAAGAAATTGGGAATGAGCCTTTGAAGCTTGGAATGAATTATGGCGGTTCTGTCAAGAAGATGGCTTCTGGCGGGTTAACCGGAAATGCGTCTAAACGTGCTGATGGTATTGCCCAGCGTGGCAGAACCAAATGCAAAACCTATTGAGGTGAATCATGGCTACCAAATTTCCACCCGGACAAGACATGGAGAACATCTCCCCTAAAGATTTAGAGGAGGCCAAGAAGTACACCAAAGAACGTAAGGCGTATAAAGATGCTTCTAAGATTGGGCCAGACGAAGAGCCAAAAACTAAAGAAAAAAAGACAGCACGACAAATAGCACGGGATATGGATTCCGAGCAAAATACACCTTTCTCAAACAAGTACATTGAAACTGTAGGCCCACGAATATCCAACATTAAAAATGAAACGGGTAAGGCACTTGCTACTGGCTTTGGTTTGGCTGGTATGTCTGCGCCACTTGTAGCTGATCTTGCCCGATCCGCCGTGACAGGACGAAAGCCTAGAAATAATGAAGATTTAAATGAACTGACCCGTGAAGTTGCCAAAGGAAACAAAATGGCAAAGGGCGGCTTGACCGCCTCTAGCCGTGCTGATGGTATTGCTCAACGTGGTAAGACTCGTGGAAAGATGTGTTGACATGGCAACCGCAAAACCAAATAGCAGCGTAGCCAAGTCTTTAAAAAAAGCTGGGTTTTACGGCGCTAGTAAACCCAAGCGGTTGGGCATTATCAACAAAGTCACAACCAAGCCTCAGCGGATTGAAATGGTTGATAAATTGTTTCTAGCCAAAAAAGTTAAAGGTGGTAAAAAATGATGTCAAGTCGTGGTATGGGCGCTGTTAGCTCTTTAAAAACATCTAAGGGAGTAAAAAAAGCCCGAAGGGATGACACTGATTTCACTGAGTACGCTGAAGGCGGAAAAGTAAATGCTGCTGGTGGTGGTTTGTATGCCAATATTGCAGCCAAGAAAAAACGGATAGCTTCAGGCTCTGGCGAGAAAATGCGTAGTGCAGGTTCGGCAGGCGCTCCAAAGAAGAGTGATTTTGCCAATGCAGCCAAGACGGCTTCTTACAAGAATGGTGGATTGGCAAAACAAGCGGCTACCGCTATTGCCATGAAAGAAGCGGGTAAGAAGCCCAAGAAAATGTCTGCTGGCGGCGGTTTGAAAGAAGTGCCAGAAGATAATGTCGGTCTCTCAAAACTACCCACAGGAGTGCGCAATAAGATGGGTTACATGAAAGAGGGCGGCGAAACAAAATCTAAAGTAAATGAAGCTGGTAATTACACTAAGCCTGAGTTACGCAAGCGCATCTTTAACGCTGTGAAAGCGGAGGCCACAGCAGGCACTGGCGCAGGGGAATGGTCGGCTAGAAAAGCACAAATGGTTGCACAACGCTATAAAAAAGCGGGTGGAGGATACAGAGATTGAAAGCGCCGCAGACTTCCCTTAAAAACTGGGGCGACCAAAAATGGCGCACCAAGTCGGGGAAGCCTTCGTCAAAAACAGGTGAGAGGTATCTCCCTGAAGCGGCTATTAAGTCTTTGTCTTCTGCTGAGTATGCTGCCACGACCAAAGCCAAGCGCAAAGGTAAGGCGGCGGGTAAGCAGTTTGTAGCCCAGCCCAAAGGCATTGCAAAGAAAACAGCAGGATTTAGATAATGGCATACACCACCGGCACATCAATCTTTGATATGGATTTCACGGAGATCGCCGAAGAGTCGTGGGAGAGGGCTGGGCGTGAGATGCGTAGTGGCTATGACTTGCGTACAGCTCGCAGGTCAATGAACCTAATGACCATTGAGTGGCAAAACCGTGGCATTAACATGTGGACGATTGAGCAAGGAACAATTGACCTTGTTCAGGGTTTAAACACTTACCCGCTTCCTAATGACACTATTGATCTGATGGAGCATGTAATTCGCACTGGTCAGGCAAATTCCTCTACTCAGTCTGACCTAAGTATTACCCGCATTAGCGTTTCTACTTATGCCACCATTCCAAACAAATTAACCCAAGCAAGACCAATTCAAGTTTTTATCCAAAGGTTGTCTGGTCAGACAAACATAACGCAGTTAACTTTGGATGGAGCAATTACTGCTTCAGCCACAACTATCACGCTAGATTCAACGATTGGTTTGGCTGCTGCTGGGTATATACAACTGGATTCTGAGATTATCTATTACCAGTACATCACTGGAAACATTTTAAATGTTTGCTCTCGTGCGCAATCAAATACGGTTGCTGCTTCGCATACCGACAACACTGCTGTTTTTGTTCCTCAGCTTCCTGCTATAACAGTGTGGCCCACGCCTGACGGCTCAACCAGCTATCAATTTGTATATTGGCGCTTGCGCAGAGTGCAGGACGCAGGTTCTGGCGTAACCACAGCCGACATGAACTTCCGCTTCCTGCCATGCCTTGTGGCTGGCTTGGCTTACTACATAGCCATGAAGGTTCCAGATCTTGTGTCACGCATGGATATGCTGAAAATGGCATACGAAGAGCAGTTCCAATTGGCGGCAGGCGAGGATAGAGAGAAAGCTTCAGTCTTGTTTGTCCCTCGCCAGCAATTCATTGGTGGAGGATCTCCCTAATGGCTAATATGTTCTCGTCAGGCAAGTTCAGTATTGCAATGTGTGACCGTTGTGGTCAGCAATTCAAGCTGAAGCAGCTTAAGTACGAGGTCATTAAAACCAAGCTTTATCAATTGAAGGTTTGTCCTGAGTGCTGGGATCCTGATCAACCTCAATTGTTGCTGGGCATGTATCCTGTGTACGACCCACAGGCAGTTAAAGAGCCACGCAATGACAGCACATATGTTGCTGCTGGTTTAAACGGCTTGCAAGACTCTCCCACCAATAGCGACAGTGGCTATCCCACAGGCGGGTCACGAGACATTCAGTGGGGTTGGTATCCAGTTGGAGGATCCAAGGATTTTGATGCGGTTTTAACGCCCAATTACTTGGTTGGAACCGCTGAAGTTGGCAATGTAACTGTAAGCATCACTTAGGAGTGAAAAATGAAAAAATCGGAAGTAAAGCGCATCGCTGATGTTGAAGCTGGCAAGGCTGTCAAAGGCCATGAAAAGTCTATGCACGGTGTAAAAAAGATGGCAAAAGGCGGTAAAACAAACGAAAATATGCGCATGTATGGTCGTGGCATGGCTAAGGTAATGAATCAACGCACATCTTCAAGGGGTGGTTAATATGGCTAAATTCAGCAAAAAGATAATGGGTAAAGAAGTTGGTGATGCCAGCGTTTACGCCGAACCTCATACCATGAACGGCAAGCCGCTCACAAAAACACGACAGAAAGATCCAAACATGCTTACCGCATTGGAGTCTGGTGTGCGATCTGGCGCTAAAAGAGTGAGCGATGGAGACCCCGGCGCTGATGATGTCAAGACAACTGGCATGAAGATTCGTGGTACTGGCGCAGCTACTAAAGGTGTTATGGCTAGAGGCCCAATGGCATGACTTACAGCGAATTGGTCATTGCGGTGAGTGATTACTGTGAGAACACGTTTCCCACGGTAGACATGAACATAATGATTAAGCAGGCTGAACAGCGTAT